GCAACTTTTTCAGCAGCGTTTTTGTTGTACTCTTTTGCCATTAGCATAGGCAAAATGCCGCCAACACCTGATGCCAAAACATCTGAAATCTTAGCCATAATTACACCATCTTTCCTTTAGTGTGACCTTTGGTCACACAACCGTCTGCACGAGTCACGCCGCCTTTGGCCTTTTTGACAGGAGCAAACATCTTGTCGGCCATGTCCATGGCTTTGGATGTGTGCCCTGTAGACGGACGAGTTGGCTCATTGAGCATGTCCTCGTATATCTTTTTAGCAGGCTTCATGCGCGGTGTGTCGCTCATGACTTAGCACATCTTTCCGCGTGTCTTACCACGCTGAGCGATGCCGTCGGCACGGCTAGAAGCAGTCATGCCGCCAGACTTATACCCTTTAACATCTTTACGAGCTTGCATTTGCGCGTTGTCGTCCATGCTCGTCATTCTGTTTGAACCAAAAGTTTTGCCAACAGAACGCATAACATCCCCTACATTATCAAGACCTTTTGTAAGACTCTTGCTTAATCCATCAGGGTTAAGTTTTTGTTCCCGTTCATATTTTTTTACAGATTGTTCATAAACAGCTTTAGCTTTGGCATCGTCTCTAGCTTGTTTTGCGGCATCTGCGGCTGCTTTTCGCTCCGCAATTTCTGCCTGTTTCTCTGCCCTGTACGCATCATCTTTTAAACCAGCCATAATATTCTCCTTAGATCAGCAGGCTTTGCCGCCCATGTTCATCTTGACCATCTTGCCTTTGGTTTTACCCTTAGACTCGATACCGCCACCTTTAGCCATAAAAATAGGCACTTTTTTGCCGTCTTTCATTTTCATAGGCATGCCGCCTTTTTTCATATCGGCTTCAGCCTTTTCATGTTTAATCATAGACGCAGGAGCGCCTTTTTTCTTCATGAATGAAACTTCTTTTTTAACCATCGCTTTAGATTCAGCCATGTCGCCACCTTCTTTGAATTTGCGGCTCTTGTCCGCGTTGGAGAATTCTTTGCCCACGGATTGTGGGACGCCTGCTTTCTTAGCAAACGCTGGGTTGTTAGCCACCGCAGCCATGAAATTGTGTTGCTTTTTACTCGTCGATGGCATTTGAAGCCTTCTTGCGTTTAGTCATTTCACGAACAGTGTCGGACTCCCAGATACGAAGACCGAGGTAAATGATCGTGAACAGAGAAGCCAAAGGCGGGAGCCACGTAGCCATAACGCCAACAGTTGTTAAGACTGCTGCGCCATCTGCAACTGCTTTAGCTGTGTCATGCTGAGTCATATCATCCGCCCCTTTGTCTTGCCTTTTGTAGCGCAGCCATCAGCCGCAGTTACATAGCCACCATCCTTACAGTTCCATGCCCTCAAAGACTTATTGATCCTTGAATCCGGATCGTTGGCTGTCTTCTCGCTTGTCAATTTCTTTTTCATGCCACTCATCCTTGCACAGAAGGAGTCGCGCCGTGAGCCGCCCTCGGGTTGAGGTGCTTTCAGTCCGGGTTTCCCGGGGTTGGCCGCGTTGTACGAGGCCCGTCCCTTGGCATTCAAGCCACCCTTTTCGGACTTGCCTTCTTTGCGTGTCCATGCTGGTGACTTAGCCATAAAACACCGTTGCTGTTACAGAACCGCCAACACCCACAAACATACCATTTTTGCAGTATATGCCTTCACCGGGAATTAACACCGGCAAACCAATAACGTTGTATGTGTCAAGCTCTAATAAGATACTACTATAAAACGTTATGGCTCCGCTAGTTGCAGTGCTTGCCGCAGTCGTCACCGTAAAGACGTCGGCGTTGGTCTTAGTGATTGCATAGACACCGTCCACTGCCGTACCGGTAGTAAAGTCCATAAATACTCTATCACCTGTCTCTAACCCGTGCGCTGTAATAGTGACGGTAACTGTAGTGCTTGCCGCAAGTCTTGCGTACGTGCCTGTCTTAAAAACTGTGGGGTCAGCAACAGCCGAACTGCGCAAAGACGCCGTAGCGGGGGACACCGTAATAGATTTAAGCCGCACGGCACTGGAAGTCACCGTCTTAGACGTTGTTACATGGTAGGACTTAACGTCATATTGCATTGTCATGATGCAGTCCTATCCGTAAAATATGGTCGTTGTTACCGTGGCAGACGGGAGGAACGTATAAATTCCTACAGAGGCTAATACGCCTTCGCCGGGGATCAGAGTATAAAACGCTGTTCCCGTAGCGCAATCAACTTCAACCAATACATCTTGGTACATTGTCACATTACCGCTGGTGGTTAACACGGCTGTAGTCACAGTAAACGTGCTGGGAGTGGGGACAGTCACAACGGTATAAGTGTCCGGAACCGCTGTTCCAGTTGTAAAGTTAAGTACAACTCTATCGCCTACAGCCAATCCGTGCCCAGCATAGGTTACTGTACAAACAGTAGTCCCGGGGATGTTGTATGTTGCTGCTTCTGGAACGTTGTTGGCAAATGTAACGTTCAGCGTAGAAGTAGCCGAAGGGGAAATTACCATCCCTTTAAGACGCGTGCGATATGGAACAGCCACGCCTGATACTGTGTTGTGATACGACTTTACGTCATATTGCATCGTCATGTTGTTGCTCCGGTTCTTTTGCTTCCGCCATGCGAGCTTTTAACTCCGCATTTTCCTTTGCCATTGCTGCTACAAGTCCCATAGCGTGATCTCTTTGGCTTTCCAGAAGCCCAAGCATGGCTTGGACCTCTGGGTCTTTATGAGTCAACATTAAGCAGCGCGAGTAACCAATTTCCAAACTGGGCTGGTAATTACCGCTGTCTGGAGATACAAGTTTCCGGCGGTGCTGTCAATGTACATGGAGCCGGGGCCAGCAAAGTTGTCGCCCGTTGTACCGTCAACAGGAGCGCCCGTGTTAACCATAACCACAACATCATCTTCCATGCGGATGTTGGCTTTGGTGTAAGGAATGACGCCCGAAGGGCCACCACCATCAAGAACTGGGTCTTGCATCTTCAGGTCAATACCGTACTCAAAACCAGAACCAGCTGTGGTCTGAGCCATTGCAACGCCGAAGGCGCAACGAGCGGTAGTTACACCAGAGTCGCCGTCCATGAAAGCCATAACAGCAGCATCGCCAGACAGGGTATTGGTATTGATGATACCCAGCAAACCCGCCATTAGGCCATTGTTAGCGTACGTACCAATAACTGCAAACTCACCTACTGTACCAGCCATGTGGTTAAAAGTGGTGGAAGGAGCTACAGAGAAAGGAGCGCCACACTGGACACGTCCGAATACAGAGAAAGCCTCGCCGGGGGTTGCGTAATCACTTGAGCCAAAACCTGTAGTTGGCATTACACGAGCATAGAAGCCAGAAGTTGCCGTTCCCTCATTAACTGGAATTACAGTGCCAGTATTAATAGTTGTGGGAGTAAGCGGCTGTTGTGCGGCTGCGGTACCGCCCTGATAGCCAGCCCGGACTGGGCCCGAAAAAGAAGTACGTGCCATGATGGATCCTTACATACAAGTTAAGTGCGTCAATCAGTATGTTGTCTGCCGGGACAGTTTGACGCACCGGAAAGCCCGGATTGAAAGCAATATACACCAAAAGAAAAGGGGGCACAAGGCCCCCTTCAAATATTTCCTAAGAAATATTAAGCTCCGGGTGAACCGAAGACACCCAGTGGGTCAGACCAGCCGAACGAATAACGCTCGCGGGCCTTGTAACGAACGTTACCCGTATCGAAGTCTCCATCCATTGAGGTGGACAGAGCGGCACGTTCAAAATGCTTCAAACCGTTTGGAACGTCTGTGGTCAAGAACCAAGCGTTTGTGTCGGTCAAGAAGTGGTTAACGCAGTAGCCGCCAGAGATGGTGCCCATTTGCTTCAACGCGTTGATGTCGTTGTCAGCGGTACCAACACGCAACTCGGTGTCAAGCAAACGCTTAGCAACGAACATCAGTGATGGAGGAATCACCAACTTGACGGGCTTGGCTGCGATCAGCAAGCCGCGCTCATCTGTCCAAGCAGCGATCTGGATCGTTGCGTTTTCTAATGCGGTCTCGTTCAAGTCCGTATTAGTTGCAGGACGATTGCTGTTGACGCCACCAGACACCAGTGGGTGCGATGTGCTGAACAAAGGCACGCCATCACCACCGTAATACTGGCTGGAGTTGGTAAAACCATTGTTCAACGTGGAAGCAGCTTTAACCTGCTTGGTGAAGGCCATACCGCGAGCCAAAGCCTTGGTGTAACGTGCAGACAAGCTGTCATACAAGTTATCTTCCACAGCTTCTTCCGTGATGGAGAAGCCAAGGGCGATGGTTTCGTGTGTGTAGCGAGCAGTGAAAGCTTCCTGCGCGTTGTCATAAGCGATGGCAGAGCCCTCGTTCTTGACTGGTGCAGCACCAAAGCCAGACAGCTTGGTTTCTTCTTCGAAGCTACGCTCTGATTTCTCAGTTTCGTAGATCTCTTTGTGCTCTTCGCCGTAGCGTGCGTACTCTAAACCGAACAAAGCGTTCAGACCGGGGAGCAACTCTTTAAGTAGTTGTGCGCGTGAAATAGCCATGGTTTAGCTCCTTAGATGCCGGTGGCGTTAGAGAAGGCGTGTGCGCCGGGATTGAACTTAACCAGAACGTCTGGGAAAGCATCAGTCACAGGGGATGCAAAGCCGATGATTTTGAACGCGGCAGCGGCGGTCTGGGTGGTGGACTCCAACGCGCTGGTCGAGTTGCCAGTCTGGGTAGAACCAGTGCTGGTGCTCTGAACGGCTGCGAAGAAAGTGTTTGCACCGAGATCGGACTGGTCAGCAACGCCGTCCAGTTGTGCTTGGAAAGTTACGGCGTCATCAGTAACTACGTATGCAGTCACCACTCCGGTTGTGCCGGAAGGGTAGTACTGGCCGTAGATTTGCTGGCCTTGTGCGTTGATGTAAGAGCAACCGACGAACACGCCGATAGCACCAAGACCTGAACCACCAAGGTTGTTGGTAGTCAAGTCAGCGCCAGTAGCGGTTGACAGAGCAATATAACCGTCAGCGCCGATGATAACGACTTGTCCGTAGAACAAGTTAGTACCTTCGCCAGCGGGGTCGATTAAGAACTGACTCGTAGCGCCAGCATAAGCCATGCCGTCGATACGGTTTACGGGTCTTAGACCGTAGGGGGAAGCAGTAGATGCCATTTAAGGACTCCTAAGTTTATTTAGAACCAGAACCAAAACCACCACCACGACTAGTCGTTGACTTGCGGTCAGCGAAAAGCGGCATGCGGGGGTCATTGTTTCGCATGAAGCTGTTATCAACAGAATCCATCTGGGCCTGCGCTTGTTTAGCGTAATACTCGTCACGGGCTTGGGCGCGTTCGGTTGGCATCTTGCAGAGCATGAGGCCGCCTAGTTCGACGTTGCCAGTTTTAGCATTACCTTCCAGCATCAGTTCCGGATGGTCGACTGCTTTGACCGGTTCCCAACCTTCACGCATCTTGGTAGACACATTTGTGTTTTGTGCTTCGCCTAGTACGTGAGTCGCAATCCAGCGATACGCTATACCGGGTTCAGGGGTTGGATCAGGCAGTGCACTCGCAGGTGTATACACATAACGAGTCGTTTTATCGCGTGCCTCAAGTGCACGAGGGTTCCGGTTATTTGTTTCAGCCATTCGATTTCTCCAGTTTTGCTACTTCAGCAGCATATTGCTGCGGGGTCAGTCCATACTTTTTTGCCAACGCGGCTTGCGTAGGTGTAAGTTGAATTTTTCTTGCTCCAGTCGAACGAGTCGCTGGCGCAACAACCGAGGTAGGCCGTCGGGAGCCATCGCCGGATTTCGGCCTGTCTTCAGTCCCACCGAAAACTTCAGGGAACGTGGACTTCATGCGAGCATCAATGCGCTCGAAGTATTCGTCAGAGCGGGGATCAACCCCGGAGTTGACTAGTTTTTGGTGCAGCCCTAGTGCAAAGCTGGTGACTTCCTCGTACCCCGATGAACCGAACCACTGGTTTTTTGCCTGCCAGCGAGCAGTTTTTTCGTCCAGTTCTTGCCGGGGTGCTTGGCTTTGTTGTGTTTGTACATCAGTTTCATCAACTTGTAAAGGGGTTGGCTTGAAATTTTTTGCTGCCTGTACCTTCATCTTGGCATCCATCAACGCATCTTGCGCTTCAATGACGCCATCGGTGTCGTATGCTTCAGTCGCTTCTTTGAGTTTGCGCTTAGCTTTCTCGACCTCAGTCTCGGCCAGTGACAACTGAGACGCAGCGTACTGCTCGGTGCCCGTATTGACGTACTGTTTAAGACGGTTGTTCTCCGAAACCATGTGCTGGGCGAGGCGCTCTAGCTCTTGCTTCTCACGAAACAAAGCCTCTTTAGCGCGGCGCTCGTCGTGACGTGCGTGAGTTAACTCCTTGATGCGTTTCTTAACGCCGTCAGAATATGACTCAATTTCTTCGTCAGTGGGGTCTACTACTTCACGATCCAGAGGTTTGCGGCCACGGTCTTTTTCGGGGGTGTCGTCGACAATTTCAACTTCGACTTCGTTGTCAGTAGAGACTTCTAGCTCGACGTTTTTATCGTCGTCCAGTTCGTCCGGGAACTTGTATTCACTCATTTCTGCTCCTTATGCGCGGGTATAGCCGCGTGGGTCTTGCACAACACATTCAATTTGGTCGTCGTTCAGTACCCTGAACTCCTTGCCAAACACCTTGAAACGCGTACCTGTGTAGGTGCGCACGAGCACAAAGTCACCCTCTTTACACCAAGGGCCCGAAGGGAACTTGACAGGGTCTTTGTACGCGTCTGGTCCAACCCGCATAACGAACAACACGGTTGTCGCGTGTTCTTCAGCTCGCAGAGTTACTGCGTCTCGAACAAGGTCGAGGCTTGTGCCAGCAATCTTTTCATCGACGTTGGGCACAACGCACAGCAGCTTATATCCCGTGGGTACGGGAAGCGCTGATGCTTTGGTTTCGTTATCCGCTTCGTCCTCAGGGGCTTCAAGCGGCTGTATGTGTTTGGGCAGTGTGATGCCCGGAGGCAGAATGATTTCACTCATCTGATTTCTCTACTTTCTGTGCAAGGTCGATTAAGTAACGCTCTGCTAGGGCTAGACCCTGAATAATCCCGCAGAGTTTGTGATATTCCTCGAATGTTCGACATCCACCACCCGCCAAGTCATCGGCGTAGTTGTTCATGTCAGTGCGTAATTTTTCGCGCAATACGCTTGCGAATTCTTGGATCATTTGTTAGGTTCCGTTTTGGTTTCGGGTAGCAGCCTGTTGTCTGCTTCTTGCGATGTCAATGCCCATACGGGCACCGTCACGTTCTTGGTCCGCCTCGAGCTTGTCGGCCTTGTAGGCAGCGTCAACCTGTAGTTGCTTTTCCTTAAGCTCTAGCTCATCAGCTTTGGCAGCGGCATCGACTTGGAGCTTTTGCTGTTTGAGCGCCAGCTCGCCTTGTTTAATCTGCAATTCTTGCTGTTGCATTTGTACAACAGGGTCTTGCTGTTTTTGCTGCGCTTGTTGTTGAGCGGCTTGCGTTTGGCTTTGCTGCAGTACTTGTTGCGCGGCTTGCGCCATCATGCCGGACAAAGCCAACTCAATCTGTGGCGGCAACTGCTCGTCTTCGGGCGGCAAAGGCATACCTAACTGCTGCTCAATCTTTTGGCGATAACCAAAGCCAACGTGCTCGGCAATGTGTGCCTGCATCGCCGCCATGATCTGCGGAGCGCGAGGGTTTTGGCCAATCAACTGCGCAATGATTGGGTCCTGCATGGCAGACATGTGCACTTGGATGTGTGCCTGATGGTCTTGATACTGGAACGCCTTGACTGGTTTGCCTTTCAGCACGTTCATGTTCTCAGACACAGGGTTGGTCGGCTTTTGGTCTTCCTCTAGCGGCACGAGCTTGTCGGCATTCTTAATACCCAACACCTCAAGCATGCCTCGGTGCAGTTTGGGCAAGTCGTAGATGTCAGGCGCAGACTGCGCCAACTGGATCACCGCTTGGTACTGCACCACACGCTGGGAGAGGGTTGCTGCGTTCGGGTCGCTTACGGGCAAGATGTCCACGTGACGGTAGTCGCTCTTCTTAGCGCGTGGTCCTTGCTCGCCGTCCGGCTCGTATGTGTACTTGTCGTCGGTGTAGTCGCGGATGATGACAGCCAAAAGCTGAAGCTCTTGCTTCAATGCAAAGTGCACACGGGCCTGAACAGCCGTCATGACTTTAAGCTGCCGCTCGAGCAAAGCAAGTGTAGAGCCCACAGGTGCGTTGGCACCCATGTCGCTGACTTTCATGTCTGCCGTGGCAGCAAATCTGCGGCCTTCTTCAACAACTGTGTTGAGCAACTGGTACAGCGTCTGTGATGGGTCTTTGTACGGCAGCGGCAAGATGTTGTCGCGGATCGTGCCCGAGCCAACGTCTACATCACGGAACTCACCCGGAGCGATCGGCGTGTCGTCGCCTTTAATCCGTAGACCACGGGACTTCAAACCACCGGGCAAGTTAGACAGCGTACCTGCATCAATCAGCTGACGCATGAGGGACGTTGCGGAATTGGCAAACCCACCGATCAAGTGAAACAGACCGAAGCCATACGCGCCAAAGCCGGGGATGTACTGGTAATGCACGAAGTGCTGGCGCTTCAAATGGAGGTTGTCGTCCTCGTTCCAGTTGCGGCGAATGGCCAGCACTGTATTTGATCCTCTGATGTACGTAACTACGTACGGCAGCGCAACTCCGACAGGCTCGTCGTCTTCATCTTTCTCGCACAGGGGGTCGTCCTTTATGACCAAGTCCACGTGGCTCTCGCACAACGTGAAGCGCTCGTCGTTCAGATCAGCAAAACCTGTCTCTTTATCCTTGGCCTTGTTGATGTCGTCAATCGCCTTGTCAGGAGAGCCGATGTCCACATCGCAGTAGAACCCAGCCTGCTGGAGCTTGATAATCTCGTTCTCGGTCTTGCGCATGACGTGCGTGACGCGGTAGCAAGTCTGAATATCTGAAGTGCCGTAGGGCAGCAAGATGTCTTCGGCAGGGATAAACACCGATGTCTGACGCCCAAAGTTGGGGTCGAAATACACCTTCTTGAATGCTGAACCCGTAGCGGGCAAGCTCCACAACATGCGCTCGTGCTCTGGGCGGAACTCCTGCATAACTTCCGTGAGCTGGAAATTCATGTCGTCTTGAACACGCATGGCAGCGTCTTTTTTCTCAGGCGTTTCTTTACCAATGATCTTGGTCCGCACTGGCCCCATAGCAGGGAACGTCTCGGTAATGGTCTCTGACTGGAACCTGACAACCGCTTCGGTAATCATTGGGTGGAATACACCGGACGCTCCGTCCCACGGTTCTGTGCGCTCTTCAATCTGCAGGCCCAAGAGTTTCAAGCCCGTGACGTAGGCTTTCTCCCACTCTTTGCGTGAGTTGCGGTCGTTCTCAATGTCTGCGACCAACTCCGTAATCATGCTTGTCATCTGGTTCTCTGGAATGAACTCAGCCAAGTTGGCATCAAAGTCGTCGATGCTAGGCTCACCCTTCTCAATGCTTATCTCCAAATCACCGATGTCAATGTTGACCGCCTCCGGGTCAATGATCTCAATCTCAATTGGCTCTTCCATCGCGCCTGCAGCGTCGATGCCCATGGGTTGTTGGAAGAGTGCTTTATCAATGTTCGTTGCCATTTGTGTTCCTAGTAGTAAGCCGCCCTGCGGCGCATGAATGTGCGGTCTTCCTGCTCGTCTGAGTCAAGGGGTATAAACCCGCCTCGGCGAAAGCGTAACAGTGCTTGAGATGTGGTGTCAACGTAGTCGTCGTTTTCTCCGTTGGGAAAAGACGCAACCTCCTCGATCACCTCACGAGCCCAGCGTGTGTCCGGTGCCCAGACCACGCCCGAGGCAAAAAGGTCCGACACAGCGTTAAGCCGTACTATTTTATCGTTACCTCTGCTGGGGCTAAACTCTTCAACCGGTATGCCTACGGCTCGCAGCTCTTGGATCAGCGGCGCACCAGCGGCCTTCTTCTCCACAATGAACGCATCGGGCTCCCACTCTTTGTAGTGCTTAAGCGCAATCGCCTTTAACTCTGGGAACGCCATCCGGTCCTTGAACGCATCGAGCAATATCACCTGCGCCTGATCGCGCTCTTCCTCGTTGTAGAACACGCCCCACGTTGTGCACGCAGAATAGTCGGCTGTGTTGGTTGTCTCAAACGCCGTGTCCCAACTCTGAATGACGTAGTCACACCGTGGCGGCTCGTCGCCTGTCCACACCCGCCAAGACTTGCGAGAGATGATCGCTGCGCTGTTACTGGTGGGCTGCTGCATGTACTGCGCGTTCCAATACTGCGGGTCAATACTGGCTTTAGTTGCCTTGAGGGTGGCCAGCGGCCACTGCTCTGGCCACAGAGACTTCTCGTTATCGTCGCCCTCGTTCAAAATAGCGGGCAGCTCAACGATCTCCCACGGCTCGGCCTCAGGATTCTTGGCTTGGTAGTCAATCAAACGCCCAGTTAAGTCCAACTTGCCCCAGCGTGTCATCACAATGATGATCGCACCGCCCGGCATCAGACGCTGGAGCGGTCCCGTTTGAAACCACGACCACGCCGTGTCGAATGCCAATCGACTATTGGACTTTACGTCCTGCTCCGAGTGAGGATCGTCAATAACGAACAAATCAGCACCACGACCAGCAAGAGCGCCCCCGACACCAGCAGCATAATACTGACCGCCAGCGCTTGTAGACCACTTACCGGCAGCTTTCTGATCGTCTGCCACCAAGGTTTGCGGAAAAACATCACGGTACTCCTCAGACTCAATCAAGTTACGTACGCGCCGACCGAAGTCCTCCGACAGACCCGCAGTGTGCGTGCCCATGATGATCTTCTTGTTGGGATACTTGCCAAGGAAGTACGCTGGGAACAGGTAAGAGGAGAACTCAGATTTACCCATACGCGGTGCGATGTTGATAATCACCCGCTTTTTCCTGCCCTCGACCACGTCCGTGAAGATCTTTGCCAGCTTCCTGTGGTG